TTCTCTAGTTACAGCATCAATAAACTTCTGTGGTAATGGTTCTCCTTGGGAATATAACTTTTCATAAGCTTGGTTTGCTATTGCTTTAAATGGCTCTAAACCTTTTTCAAAAGCTACTTTCTCTTGATCTTTTTTTAATTTTATACCACCCATAACATCAGCCATAGTATCTGTAAAGATTTTATCTATGCCCTTAGAGCTTTCTTGCCATATTTCAGTTTGCATTTTAGCAGTATCTAATGCTGCTTTCGCTTCTGCTTTTTTATAAGCCCCTTGTATTAAAGCTTGATTTGCTTGTATTGCCATATTATTTACTGTTTAAAATTCGCCTAATTTTTTTTGCCAATTTGGTGTTGTTTCTTTAAATAATTTAAAATCTTCTCTAGTTGCACCTGGATTTGCTTTTTTATACGTACCAAAACTCGTTTCAAAATTACTAAACCCATCTGTCTGTGTAGCTGTCGTAGTTAAGACATCAGAAATACCACCGTATATTGCCTCAGTTTTAGCCATTTGACCTTGTAAAGCCATTTGTTCGGCTTGAGCAGATGCTACATCAGCACCAGCTGAAGCGGCTTGTTGCATCCCAAGCATTGTTGCTTGTTTATCTATTTCAAATTGCTGTTGCATTTTTTGACCTTCTCTTTCTTGCATTTGTAATCTACTAGCTTCACCAGCTCTTAACCTTTGATTAGCAGCTTCTTGTTGGCCTATAGATGCTGATATTTGTTGAGTTTGTAATTGGCCTTGATTAGCCATAGCTTGTGCTAATCCAGCCACTCCAGATCCACCAGCAGCACCTCTAAGACCCTGCATTATATCAGCCCTTTGTTGAGCACCTTGTTGGGCTTGAAATTGAGCCTGCTGTTGATTAACTGTTAAATCCTCGTACACATTTTCCATATTAGAATAAGGATTTTCAAACTTCATAGATTTAAACTTAGCTTTTTCTTTGTCTAATAATTTCTGTTGCTCTTCTTGTTCAATTGCGGCTTTAGCAGCTTGATTTTTAGCAGCTTCAGCGTTTTTATGAGCTCCAATCATTTTTACACCAGCACCTATAGCTGTAGTCGCTATCATACCCCAGCTCATGATTTATATATTTTAATTAATATTTTCATTTTTTACTTTTTAAATATTCATCGTATTCTTCCCAATTGAATACTACATTTATTTTTGCTAGTTCATCTAAATTTTCTGTATTAGTTGGATTAGCATGTACTGTGACTATAACACAATCCTCTATAGCATAAACTATTCTCTTTGCTCCTTGTGGTGATATTATATAACAAGGTGCCACAAACTCCTCAACGCCTTCTTCTTTTGACGATGCTAGCAATCCAGATAAAAGAAAGAATCCATAACTATGCTTATGTATTGCTGAAAAACCTAATTGTCCTTTTTTCATTCGCATTTCTCTGAAATACAATCCTTCCGCAAAAGAATGTTTATATTCCCATATATTCTCTGGATATATTATTTCTCTACCATTACCAACTATATCTTTTCCATCCGCTATACTGATAAAATAATCTTCAATTTGCTTTACTTTGTCCTTGTATGATTTTGCAGGTGTATTGTCGAATATTTTTTGTAATTCATTTTTAGGCATAATTTAATTTAATTTATACCTAATATAGTCACAGTTTTCACTGTTTTTTTACTATCACGCAGATGTTAAGAGTTTTTCTACGTCAAAATAAAGGGTTGCATTAGCAGTACCTGTTTTTATAATTTCTATATTACCAGTTATAGTCGCTACTTTACCAGCTCCGCTAAAAGTTAATGTTATACCATTTTCTAACGTTTGTGCAGCACTAAGTACTATTGTGCCAGCTCCAGTGGCATTTGCCCCACTATTTACAGTTGGAGCAGTAGAAGAAGGATCTATACCAATACCACTAACAGTACTAGTAGAGTTCATTATACCATCTCTAGCCGCGACAACCACGCTGGTACTATCGAAAGATGCTGCTGTAGTTGTTGTGGTTATCGGCGTTAAGGTCACGGCAAGATCTGTAAATTTTATTTCATATCCATGAACGTTTAAAACTTGCTCTGTCCCATATCCTCCAATTTTCAAAGTATCACCAGCTAAAGCAAACGCTTGCTGCTTACTAAACACAACATTACCACCCTGTCCAGTTACTAATCCTTTTACTATAGTTGGTTTTAATCCTTTTTTATCTACAGCTGGCGCCTCATTTTTAATTACAGTTTGCTCTAGATCAGTATTCTCATATATTTTTATAGTATTTAAATATTTACTAATTCTAGTTCCAGTTGTAACATTTGTACTTGGCACAACAATCATTCCATCTGATATTTTATCAACACTATTTAAAGGCCATTGATAATTTTTTCTAGGTGAAAAAGTTAAAGGAGCGTTATCACGAAGTTGAATAGCTTGTGACATTGTGAAATCAGTTGCAGTACCACTTGTCTCAACAACAGTTACACGTGTTAAATCTCTATTTATTTGAGAACTAAAAGTTAGCGTTACACCATCACTAATTGTTGCAGCTGCAGATAAAGTAAATCTATTAGAACTACCACCAGTACCAATTGTAGCAACTGTAAATAATCTAGCATCAAGTTGAGCGTTACCTGTAACTCTATCGCCAACAGCCATTACAGTAGCACAATCAGCAACATCCATAGTAACACTAGTAGAGTTACTAACAGCTCCATTTACAGTATCTGTTGTTACCGCTGTCGTTATTTTATCACCTACTTCTATAACTGCTGATAAATCAGTATTATCCATTCTAACTACACTTCCACTGGTAACAGCGCCATTAACATCATCGCCAGTAAAAGCAGCTCTATCTGTTGGATGTTCGTTTTCTCCTGGTAAAGTTTCTGGCTCACTACCAACTGTTGGTTCTAAAAATGATAATATATCGTTTTCTTCGGGTTGTTTTTTAATTTTAAAAGAAGCTCCCGAAGCACTAGAACAAGATATTGTAAAGGCAGATTTACCACCACTTCTTCCTCTAGATAAAGTAAAAGTGTCATTAACCAAGGAACCAGTACTAAAAGCCGATGTTGGAGTATATGTAGCTAATGTCAATGTTATATCTGTGTATTGATATATAATCTTTTTCATTAATAAAGAATCGGATCCCTTGCTAGAATTTATATCAATACTACCATCTTCAAATCTTACTTCTTTATACGAAGCGTGTCTAGTATCTCCTTCTGCAAATAAAAATATATCATAATGATCGTCATCTGAAATCGCTGGAAAAACAATACTACCTGAATAAACAGCGTTAGATACAACTTTGTTATACAAACCAGCTTTAGCCACTTGAAATGCTTCTGTAGTAAAATTATAATAGTGACTATCTTCGTTTTTTATTTCTAAACTAAAAACAGCTCCACTATCAGCGGATATTCTAAACACTCTAGTTTCAGAAGCCGCTGGTAAATCTGATAAATCTAAATTAAAATTATTTATTATTTTCATATTTGTTTATTTACTACTTTCAGAAATTTCCGACCCAACACCAAATAATTCTATTTTATCTGTTGAATCATTGACAAATTTTGCGTTAGCATAATATCCAACTAAACTAGATGTATTAACCACCTTATTTTTAGCAAAGGATATATAATCTGTTGGTTGAGGACCTAGCGATCCAGAGGTATGATCAATAGTTACTGTCCACCCAGTTGAACCAGGGTTTGCTATAGCGTTATTAACCATAGATAATATTGGTCCTATCAAATAAGTATTTGACAATTGCGTACCCTGAAACCCACCTACATTCGCAAATGAATCAGAATAGTAAGCGTTGTCACCCACTTGTAGCGAAGAATTTACATTGTCAAAAGTTAGTATATATTGAGGCATATTTATTTATTTTTATTAATTTCTTAGCACTGCCATTGTGCACAAGTTGCTGTATAATCACCGCTAGCATTACCATCTAGCATATCACTGTTATCATAAATTAATCCATTAGTGTTTGCTAAGTCATTGCAACATGAACATAAATCTGACCAATCAGGTTCAACATTGGTGCCAAACACTTGTTGACAAGAGTTTACACTGTTGTTATATGGAGTTGGTCCCCAAACAACACCGTCATATAAACATTGGCTAGGGTCACTAGTAGTTGCTGCGTACCAAAACGTAGTGGAATTAGGATCCATACAACCAACATAAGTACAAGAACTACTCCCCATTTGATAATTTCCAACTGGATCCCAAGTTGCATTAGGATTATAGTTAGTAGCGCCAGCCACACCAGTAAATGGATTAGCACCCGTAAGACCATCTACACACCCAGGAACACAAGGAGCGTCTTGGTATAAACCAGCCCAAATATCATTAATTATAAAATTACCTTGAACATAACTAGCACTATACCAATTTGGATCTCCGTCGCACCAACCTGGTTGACTATTATCAGAAATAGTTTGAACATTTACAAGACCATCATTAGCCCCGCATTGGTAACAAGTAGTATCCCAGGTGCAACTATCATCCCCACCATTTTCTCCACTTTGCGCGTTAGGGTCATAGTTAGCAGCTGGAAATCCTGGATATCCACAATCATTAGCTGGGGCATTACCAGCGCCAGCACCGCCGTCGCAAGTACAGCCGTAAACACCAGTGTAATCACAACTATTATCATCAACAGTTGCGTTAGGATCGTAGTTATTCGGAACAGGTGGTCCTTCGTCTGTACAGCCAGGATAAGCACAAGAGCTAGTTCCTGATTGGTAATCTCCTTGTGGATCCCAAGTAGCAGCAGAATCATAGTTAGAAGCATAATAACCATTACCAGAACCACAACAATGATAACTAGCGCATTGAGTTCCATCAACACAAAAGCCGTTTACATCGGGATTATCACCGCCAGTAGGATCTACACATCCAGGAACACAAGGATCGTTAGGATTAGTACCTACCCAAATGTCATTTATTATATAAGCTCCTGCGTCGTCTCCATTGACAGTACCATTACCACATAAATTTGGTATTGCATTGTTAGTTGAGCTAGATGAATTAACATATCCATTAACACATTGGTAACAAATAGTTGTATACAAACAAGAACCATCATCCGTGTTGGCATTGGCATCGTAGTTGTTTGCAACAAAACCATCGCCATTTTCCGTATCACCGCCATCAGTACATCCAAGAATAACTGCACAAGTTGCAGTTGCATTAACACTACCAGTTGTAAATGAGTAACCAGAAGTTTCATTTGCTATATCAGTCTGAAGTCCCATTGAACTTTCGTTTGCATCACCTGGAGTATTACAATATTCCCAAGTACAACTTCCATCATCGGTATTAACATCTACACTTGGATCACCTGTGTAGTGATTTCCGTTATTAAAATTAGTCGCATTAACGGCTAATAATCCACCTGGTGTACCTAAACATCCGTAATTAAAATCAATACACATTGATGGATCGTTTATAGTTGCGTTGTTAGGCATGCCAGTGTTATAATAACCTGAATCTAAACAACCAGCTATTGGAAGTATACAACTACCATCATCTTGAATATTACCACCGTTGTTATAATTAGTGGCTTCAGGAGGGAAAGTAGTTGTATTGGTAGCAGTATTATCCGTGCATCCCAACCATACACATGAACCATCATCACTTGTTACATTGTCGTTACAACTTGTTCCACCTTGCCAAATATTATTTCCGTTTTCACAATCGAAATTATTTGCGCTAGGCTCCATACAACCCTGTACTGCGTTAGGATAAGTACAACTCCCATCATCATCATTCGCTGTTGGATCATAATTTAAAGCTGTTGGATCTGTACATCCGGAAACCGTACCCACCATAGTGTGTCCAGTTGGAACGCCCAACCCTTGTATCGCGAAACTACTTTGATCAAAACTAGAACTACCATCAGGATTAAAAATTAATGCTCCATCAGCAGTGTGAGATACATCTTTTCCCCTTATGTAATTAAACCATTTACCTTCTTTTTCTATAAATTCAAAAACATCTCCAGATTCTTTGTTGGTAAATATATTATCAACATACCAACCGGGTCTAGTTTGGTAAGCATGGCTATTGTAATAATCATTATCATCGGTATTTTGTGTTACTTTTGAATTACTACCCTCGTAGTTTATTGTGTGAAAAGATTTAACAGAGCCAGGTGCTTCGTTAAAAATAACGTCAACAGTAGAATAATCAAGATTTGTGTGTATGCCGTAAAAAGTATTTCTACCAACAGTTTCGTCGTGATGTCTCCATAAATTACCATTTTTAAAAGTATAATATTCATTAGCACAGCTAACACCGTTGTTAGTTACAAATGATTTAAAACTAACCCATCCTCTTACGTCTTCTTTAAATGTAACAGTTTTAGAAATATCATTTATAGTAATATTATATTCATCTTTTTTATCATCATAACTTCCTGTTAACTTATTACTTAATTTTAAATGATCTCTAAACCAATCTTTCATTCCATGGTTAGATATAGGTGTTAAACCATCTGTAGACAATCTCATAACAGTACCCCTAACTTTATCTGTAAAATATGCTCTATAAGCTTCCGAAGCAAAAGATTCTGGATTTTTAGATATACCATATTCACCAGTATAAGGAGTTGCTGTTCCTAAAACTCTATTTGTAGACGTGATGTTCGTGTTTCCATCAGCGTTAAATAAAGCATCTTTATTAGCTAGTATTCTTAAAATTCTATCTTCACAAAGAGCTATTAAATCACCACCTTGTCCCCATCCAGCTTTTAATTTTTGAATACTACCGTAAATAGGATTTATATCTTTTGTTATTTTTTCAGCTGCTATAAATTGATTTAAATCATTAACTCCGGAAGTAGAGTTATATATTCCAGAGTATATTAAACCATGTTTCCTTCTTTCTTGTTTGTACTCAGTTTCTAATGTACTAGAAGCTTTTACACCATTGGCAATGTATGTTAAGTTAAAACTATCCTTAATTCTATTAGATTCAACACCATTTCCAAAAGAATAGCAATTGTGCCAATTTAAATAAAAATCACTGTTATATATTGAAGAATGTAATCTAAACTTATCTGTTGTTTGTGGAAAGCCAGAATCAGGAAATACTTCAGCAATTTTTACTTCAAACGAAACACCATTTGGTTTTGTTATTTTTAAAGTATCTCCAGATGCTATAGGTAAAGTAACATTACCATCTGCGTCTGGTGGACTATTTCCAGGTCCTATCCAAACTAATTCAGATATTCTTATAGTATTTCCATCAGGAAAAATATTGTCATTAACAGTTACATCGCCCCAATTACCTCCTAAACCTGATGTATTTTCTATTTTCGAATAAATAGGGATAGCTGATATAATAGTGCTTGCACTTAAGTTTATAGGATAGTTTTCACTTATCTCATAGTAAATATCTAACCCAGTGTCATCTTTAGGTTCTGTTTCCCAAACATAAGGATCTGATGGTAAATAGCCACCATCTTCAAACTCCTCTACAGGTTCTAGCATTTCAATTTCATACCCAACAGCTGCTATCCCACCAGAACCACCAGAACCAGGAGCTTGTCCATTAGCATGCCATTTTGTTTTCCAGAAATCAGTGTTTTCTTCCGTGAAATTACTAACACTATTCATTGTCACTTGTCTAAATTCTAAATTCTGAGTAGCGGTAAAGGCTGTACCATCAAAATCATCTTGCCCATAATGTAGAGGTTCATAATAACCAGCTAGAGTAATTTCATAACCCCCTGTTCCACCCGCTAAATTAGAATTATAAGGCCCTATATCTTTAACTATGACATTTCCACTAGCGGTAACACCTAAATTATTATATCTTGTAAGCATCATACCTTTGTGCAAAGGATATTTAGGTTTGTTTGTATTGATTTGGCAAGAAGACCAAAGAGTATCTACAACAATAGTATTAGTAGTAGGATCACTATTATCCATTGGATATACATTTGAATCTAAAACTTTTATATCTTGCAATTGCAAGCCATTTGGCATAAACGTAGTGTTTGCAGCTGGATTCCAATTTGACATATCAGGAACAACATCAAACGTCCATGTTTTATGGTAAGATGATGGGTCTTTTATTAATTTATTAAAATTATTAACAGCACTAAAACTAGTGTTAAACCCTTCATCTAATCTAGAAAATCTTAATCTATTATTATTCGCTATTTGGTTGTCAATAGTGTATATAGTTTCCGTTGGATCATCTTTCCATCTAAAAGACTGACCAGCGTTTATTCTTTCAACAAATGATTTAGTATCACCATCGTCATAATTACCAGTATCTGCCTCTCCAATACTAAAAAAATTTTCAAATCCCGTGTGATCAATTTGATGATAACTACGTTGATTACCTCCATCATGATCCCATGCTTTATATATTCCAGAGTTATCAATACCACCAAAAGCTAATTTTACCTTAGAATAATCGTGAGAAGGAAAATCTAAAATCCCAAATCCATTATGAGTTGTAACACTCCATGGGGTAGGAGAGCCTAAATTCCAACTATTAATAGCAGGGGAAAAATCATTCATATCATTGTCGGTGTCCGGGGGCGCCATCCACGGTAAAAGATTTGTAGAAGCATCTGGAACTTTATATTTATGTGTTGATTTATCTATAAACCAAACGCCTGGTAATAAATTATTGGGAACTGACGGGTAGTTGTTATCATAATCATCTTGAGTACTACTTGTCGAGTTAAGAGTAAATACCAAAGGCTTGTCACCTAAACTAAGATGAGAATGTGGACCTTCTTCGTCCAACATAGCACATCCAAAATAAGCTTGTCTAGCATATAAAAAATTAAAATTTTCTCCATTAGGATTATTGTCATTAAGACCAACGAAATTACTATCTATTAATCCAGAGTAATCAGTTATAACTAAGTTTTCCGTCACTCCAGTTGGATTGTTTACTTGATTTACTTCGTCAGAAACCGTTATATATTGATCGGAAAAATGTGCATTAGCAGATCTTACTTGTAAAAGATCGTCACTTTCTAGTGAGTAAACCATTTTCCCGGTTTTTCGTAAATAATTTACACCAGTAGAACTAGTATCTAGTTGTGATTTAATTTTACCGTCATTTTCAATTTTAACAAAAAATCTACCTTCAAATTTAGGTTTGTTTTCTACTACGGCTTTTGTAAATTGAATTTTTACTTGATCGTTTATTGAAGATGGTGTCGCTGGATTGTCAAAAATAAAATCAATATCATCTTTAAAGCTAGTATCAATAGTAACATAATATTCCGTTGGCTGTATACCAATACTACCGCTTGTAGGTATTTCTCTATCAGAAGTAATTGAAGATATTTTATATTGCGACGAATAATCACTTGAGCTTATAAACTGAATATATAAATCCTCGGTAATATCATCTAAATGAGATAAACTACTATTTCCAAATCCAACTGGATTACCACCTCCAGAAGCACCACCAAAATTCAATGTCATGTCATTAGCAAGTACTCTTGGAATACCAACTGTTTCATCGGTAGATGATCCCCATAAATAAATTGGATCAGCAGAATTACCCGAATCAAGATTAGCTGGATTATGTGTTACGGATCCAATACGTATTCTTCTTGTTTTAATAAATTCTGGAGCCTCATTTTCTATAGCTAACACCTTGTATGTATAAGTATTTTCTATAGCATTATCACCTTTTTTAAGGTATAAAGATGTTTCTAAATCTATTTTATTTCTATCATTAGATGGGAAAGCTAGCCATATATTACCATCTTCTGCTTCATACCACCGATCCATAGGTAGATTATAATATTCTGTAGAGGTTTCGTTTACAAAGAATTTAAAATAAGTCATATTACTAGGTGCATTACCTTGCAACCTAGCTACTAATCTATTGTAATTAATACTTTTTGGTTTTTCTATTTTAAATGAACTAGATTCACTAGTTAACACAGGCGTTTCTCTTCCATATTCATCTGTAAAAACAACTCCAAGTTTGTACTCTCTTAATGATTTTATAGATTTTTCAACAGTACCACTAGCTGTAGCTTTCCAGCTTGATATATAATTTTTAAACTCAGGTTTAAATTTTTGACCACTAACTGTTAAGTTAAAATTTTGCTCATAATTACCGTATATTATTCTACTACCACTAATATCTTGCGCTAAAGCTTTTTTAGGCACATTATCCCAAGATCTTAAAAGTTGATTAGAAGGTAGTGTGTATTTTATAGTTTCTGCATGTATTTCAAATTTATTAGTTAACCAAGGATTTGCAATACCTGTTGGCATTATGTCTAATGGACTTATAGTTTCTAAAACATATATATTTGGAGAATCTTCTTCCTTGTATAGTATATCTATTTCTGTAATATCCAAACCTATAGGTTGATTAAGAAGTATTGGCACGAATCCCTGTAACGTTATAGAGTTAACATGATTTGTCATACCTGTATTGTAACCTTTTTTAGCTTCGTAATTAAAATTAGAAGGAAGAAACGCTACCTCAGACCAAGGCGCGAAAATAGAGTATTCACCATCTGCGTATTTATATCTATAAGAAAATCTAGGAAATTTATCTTTAAATATAGGTTTTGTTGCAATTTCTAATTGTACCACATAGTGCAATTGTTCTTCACCAGTACTTACGTCTACTTGTGGAGGTGTTCCATTTAAACTTACAACTTCTATTTCAACATGAGCAGTTCCAACCGCTGAGGCTGGCCAGTTATTACCATAAGGAGCCGATGGATCTTGAATACTAGAATCTGATTCAAAAGATTGATACTGCCAGTTTTTTATAACACCTCTTATAGTGTGGTTTGCAAGTGGTACAGCTGGCATATTAACAGGATCTTGATCAAATTCTTTAAGTAATAAAAAATCACCTTCATTCCAAGCTAATTCAAAATCTCCATTTCCATCTATATCCGTTTCTATTTCAAATCGTAAAGAATCTCCTACTTGTAAACCTGAAAAATCATATGGTCCATTTACGCCATTTATAGTTATTATAGATGATTTGTTTTCACCACCTATAATATCAGGATCTATGGCTGTATATGTTATACCAGCTATAGTTGAATCTGGATCTACCCCTGAAGATAGTTCTAAACTTAAGCTATTTTTAGGGCTTTTTCTAATTACAGTAATATGTTCTTTTCTAACTGGATTACTTTCGACTAAACCTATACCAGTAGCTTCATTAATAACAACAGTATGAGTATCACCCAACATATCTGTCCCAAGAATACTACGCTGAATATTTATTTTTTTTGGCTCTGTAAAATTATCAGTCCAAAATAACATGTCATCAACAACGTTAACACCAGTTATTAAATTGTTATGTTCAAATTCTAAAACTCTATCGGAGACAAAACAAATAGTTTCTAATCCTAGTAAATCTACACTGTTCTGTAGTTGTATTACTGGTAAACCAAATTGTGGTGCTGTAATAAAATCCATTTGTAAGCCCGAAGGATTCATGTTTAAAGCATTGACAGGTATGTAATCATAACCAGCTTGATTCCAAGGACAGCCCATAATTTCATACTCATCATCGGTAGGACTAGTAACAGAATTAGGATCAATACAAACGTCCGCTGGGAAGTTAATAGCAGCAGGTCCACTTATTTGTAAACTAGCGTTAGTATAATTACCATCTTCATCATAAAATATATTATATACTTCATCTAACCATTGATCAGAACTTGGTAATATATTAATAATATTATTTGGAGTTGAAACTATTGGATTGTAATTTGCTATAGAATCATTTAGCACATTATAAATACCAATCTCACTATTAAAGTTTGGTTGAAAATTAGGCATTAAGGATGGGTAACTTATATCCGTATAACTACAAGTGCTAATATCTATTGTTATTATATTAGCAACGTAACAACTACCACCACCGGGTATATCAGAACTAAAAGCACATACAGAATCTTGTACTATACTAATAATTTCCGCGCCCGTAAACAAATACCCAAGATTAGGGGCCCCAGGAGTGTCAACAGTAGCACCAACCTCCCATCCGGTAGGTAAAACTCCCGCGGGACCTACAAGTTGAAATATATTTGTTTGCACTTGGCTATTAGCGTCCAACCCAGGAGTACTCGCGGCACCATTTACCACGCCATGATCGTTAAGTTTGGAAAATTGCCCAGGATTACTTGGGTCTTCGAACGTTCTCAAATAAAGATCGATAGGAGCGGATTGTTGAATTGCTCCTGGCGCTGAAGTAGATCCTTGAAAATAATCTACTTTACTTAATTGTGTTAAGTTTCCTATGTTATTTACCAAAACTGGACCTTCAGTTAATGCGGTACCAACGTAACCCGTAAAGTTCATGCCAGGTATAATATTACTATACCACTCCTCTGAACTAAGTGATATTCCGGTAACATTCGTAGAGTCGTCGTTAATACCTACACACCAACCGTATTTATCTACAAAAACTGGTTCGCAACCAGTGGCTTTTGCAGGGTTTGTACGCATTATTAAATCCTTTAAACTTCCAGTTTCATTTTCACTTAAAGGTAGAAGTGAATCTATACTACCACCACCAGCAACCAACCAATATAAAGTATCATTTTTTTCATCTGCAACAGATCCAACCGTAGTAGATCCATCTGGAATTGGATTAGGATGGTTGTCTGGATCTATATATTCACAACCAGCAATATTACCTAATACGTTTTGAATAGTACCAACATCAGATCCTTCTGAAGTTGATACTTGAATATTCATCGCATCTCTATATTCACCACTTGGAACAAGTCTCTCGTCAAGATCTTTGTTCATTTTACCTTTGGTAAAATTACGCTTTATATCCGGCATATGTTAGTGTTTTATTTGTTTTGACTTACCTCTTAAAGTTTGAGTAATTTCTTCTAATTTAATATTAGATAATCTTAATTTTGCAGTTCTTATAGCTGCGAATCTTTCTTTTTTATATCTACGCACTATGTACTCTTGTATATTAGCTTGTGTAGATAATATCGCGTATATAATAGACTTATACATAGCTTCCTCAGCGAATTTATGCACTCTCATTTCATCGTCTGTACCAAGACTGTCACTTAAATAATCTAAAACCACAGTTTTTCCATTTACATTAGAACTAAAGTGTATTTCACCCATATCGCAATCTATATAAAACGATCCATTAACTTGAGCGTGTTGTGGATCTAATCCATATCTACCACCTTCTGAAGGCCAATAAATATCATCTTCATAATCATCGTTATTATTTTCTGATGGAGTTGATGATTTATAGTTCGAACTAGTAGTAGAATATTCTTCATCTCCAACTCTTACTAAAGAAATATTATCTATAACAAGACCGTCAGTACCACTAGTAGTGGTATTTCTAAAAGATATAGTCTGAGGTTCCCAAGTAATAGCTGGAAAAGTAGCTGTAGACATGTCTATAGTTAATGAATACGTACCGTTAGCAGTTATATCTATTGATTTATATCTTTTACCATCTTGATCTACTAACCACCAATTAAATGTACCAGCAACATAATCACTTATTGTAAAGCTAAGCGTGTATGTCTCTCCACTATTTATAGGTACGTTAGTTTTTCTTATCGAATTATTATTAACCGCGTTAAAAAGTTTTAACTTATTGTCGTGCCAAAGCCAACCTTGAGAAGTAGTAAAATTAGCATCTGGAGCACCTGATATTGTGTTTGCCACTATATTTGTGTTTCCTTGTAATACACCGTCCCTAGCTGTAACGTTTAAATCCCAACCATCACTACCTCCTTCAAGCGTCTCGTTTATTAATAAATTACCTGAAGGTATTAAATTTCCTTCAACATCAAATAATAAATCGCCATCTGTATCAATTTGAGGGCGAAATGAATTTGACGTACTTTTTGTTGGGTATAAAGGATGTTTTATACCAGCAGAATCTATCCAACTTATTTTTGTATAATTTACATAATCTTGTGGGAGTTGCGTTTTTAATGAAGCAGGAACTGTTATTTCTCTTGCTTTGCAAGACTTAAACGTATCAAAAGATAATTCTTGCATTGCTCTTTGAGCGTGAAAAGCAACGTCTGTACGTTTTGCTTTAGAAATTATTTTGCCTTCTCCCACGTAAACAACCATGAATTGTTGTATTATATCATCTAAAGAGGTAAATTGATAGCTTCCAGAATTGTTACTATCGTAATAAGCTTGAGTTTTATCTATTAGTCCCATTTATTTATTGTTTTTCTTGTTGAATCTGTGACCCTTCCATTCCTTGTCCCGCTCTCATAATATCATCTCGCTTCATAGACACACCAGCATATTTTAATATTTTGTAAACCAGTTCAGTTTCTTCGCTTGAATGTAGTTCAAAGTTGTATGTTTTACCTAGACCAGTAGATGGATCATATAATTCAGGATCGTGCAAGGCTTTACCACCTACTACAACGTAACCCCATATAGGCTTTGCTGGTCTTCTAAAATAAACCACGACAGTTGGTGTTAAACCTGTATTATTACTACCAATTATTCTTAAAATATTATTTCTAATATTTGCTATAGGTCTTTTGTCACTAGGTTTTGTAAGCGGACCACCATTAACACAATTATTAAAATCTTTGGTTTTTAATATTTCGCAGTCAGCGTTAACATATTCTATTCTACTCACTCTATAAATATAATCAGGTAGTAAATAATAACCGCCTGTCACGATGCCATAATAACTAATCTCACCTGCAAAATCTGTTTTTTCAAAAACTTGAAGTTTTTCTTCTAACATGTCATCAATATCAGCATAAACATATTCGTTACCAGGTATTCTAGCTTGTTGATTTAAATCGTAAAAATATTGTTCAAATATTTCCATTTGAGCTTGATCAGCAAATAAATTAAATTCTTGAGGTGTTATATAACCTCTTTGTTCTTTATTAGCCAAAGCCAAAACTTTTTGATATACATCATCTATAATAACCATAATTTTTTTTTAATTGTTATAAGGAAATAATCTATTTAAAGTATCTTGTCTTTTATCACAACCACAATCCTTACCAGTTGCCTCACTAACTTTATCAACAACTTTTTTGATTCCAGTTGCTTTTGTTATTTTAGCTATAGTATCTCCTAGACCTTTTGACTTATTTTTTTCCATATAATTTTATTTGTAGTTTGCAATCGCCCCGTAGAGCGACTGCATCTACAGTTAGATTAATTTAATCTTTTTTCAATACTGGAGTAAATCTCCATTCCTTCATCGGTTTTAAACCAAGAAGCTAAAGCTGAGTAAGGATGCTCATCAAAAGGAACATTCATTAACTTTCTATCATTAGAACCCCACATAAATGTTCTTTGATCAGAAGATAATTTAATTATACCCATTTCAGTTGCTTTAATACCAAAGTTTCTAAGCTGAACATTGTCATCATTTACTAACTCTAAGAATAATGCAGGATTTTTCTTAGCATAAAGTAATAAATCTCTTTTAAGTTCTTTAGAACTCATCTTAGATACTTCAGATCCAATCTCTACACGCATTACAGCTTCCGCCATATCTATATCTAAGTTTTGAGCTGCATTTAAAGCTTCTATTTCTAATTCTAAAGTGTAAATTTCACTTTTTGCAATTTCTTGTGGTTTCCATTCTTCATAAAGCTTATTTCTATGGGGATGATATAAGCTTAATAATTTTTGTAAAACAGTTTGTTCTCTTGGTACAAACAGCGCTCCATTTCTAAAGACAATATGAGATAATCTTTGATCGCCTTTCATTTCGTCTACAAAAACAGTTTTTTGGTTAGAACAATATTTCAATTCTCTCTCATAACCTTTTTCTTCATCAAACCAATGTATATTAGTTGATCTAATTGAATAGGACAAAGGTTTATTACCTTTTAAAAAATAACTTCTATCTTTTATTTCCCACTTATCTTTTTTTGGTTCTTGTTTTTGTGTAACAGGTATCTCAACCTTTGGTTGTTTTACATTTTCAACAACTTTTTCAGTTGTTATTTCTTTTTTTATTTCTTGTTTTTTTGCCATAATATAATATATAATAAAATTAATAAAAAGAAAGAGGAGGGCGGAGAACGTTTACATGTATGCCGCCCTCTTCTTTAATATAATAATGCTTACTTCATTAAGAAGAAGTTATTAGCACCTTGTACAATTAAACATCTTTCAGATAAATAATGCACCTCCATTGCATCTAAATCAGAAGTAACCGCGCCAACAGACCCAGTAACCCATGTTTTCATTTTTCTGTTTTCAGTTTGTGAAGCTCTATAACGAACATGTAAGAAAGGACGTTTAAGATTCTTTCCTAATTGTTGATCGTATACAGAAGATACACCAGCAGGAACGACAACACCTCTTATAGCGTTTACAGTATCAATCGCATTGATAGCGCCTCTAGTACCATTATCATTTAGATATTTCCAATCAGATTTGTAGAAGTCATAAGAACCTCTTCGGAATCCAGAAAAACCTAAATTTAATGCCATATCTTCAGAGTTGTCAAATACCCCGTAAGAAGTACCACCAGCTCCGTAAGAATTCATTGAAGCTAGCATGTCATCCATAGCTAAACTAGTACCTCTATTTACGAACATCATGTTTTCTTCAATAGCACCTTGCTTATCAAATTCAGCTAACATAGCATCAAATTCAGCTAAATCAGTAGCAGCGTTAACACCAGTTACACCAGTAGTAATATTACCTCTATCTTCAATAGCAGCAAATAAACCTTCTGTACCAGCTCTAGTTTGACCTAAAGCGTTATCAACTAAAGTGTTTGCAACTGTGTAATCATCACCACCAGCTCTAACAGCTTCAATCATTGTCATTTCAACATAGTCAGAAAAACGCGCACGAGTATCACCTTCAGCTTTTAAATACCACATATAACCGTTTTGTCCTTCTTCTCCAGAAACTTCAACCCAACCAATTGCTGAAGCGTCAGATCCTGAAACTTCATACTTATCTTTCAATATAATTGGTTTATTAGAGAAAGAAGTAAATTTAGGTTCGTTAGCACCATCTCTACCAGTATCTCCTTTTTTGAATTCAGAACCAATAACTAAAACTCTCAATGCTTCAGAAACATCACCAGTAGCTAAACCAGCCGCTCCTAAAGTAGTTGTAGAACCACCAGCGTCATAAGGAGTAACGTTAAGGTCTCCATCTGACTCTATCGTGTCTACATAACATTTTACAGTAGCTTGCGCATCTGCTATAATAATCATATCGCCTGGACGAATACCATGATCACCATTTGAATAAGAAGTAGTACCTAAAGCATTACCGTCTATATCTTTTTCAATTTCAACGTGACCACCAGTATTTGAAGTACCACCTAAACTACCAGCTGATGCAGGGTTTGTAGCACTTTTCATTCTACCTTTATAACAAAGGTGTAATCTACCTTGCTCAGACCAAACAACTTGGTCAGATGCCATAGATTCTTCAGCTCCTACTTGAGCTAAGAAACCTGAAATAGTTCTATTTCCAAAAACTTCAGCTTCCTTTTCCATTAAATCAGGTAGGTATTGTTGTGCCCAACCTGAACTAGCTAAATCAACGTAGTTTGAGGAAAGAACTTGCTTTCCTGGAGCAACTACAGCGTTGATTTCACTTCCATAACTTATTGCCATTTTTTATTTATTTTTAAATTGTTATTTATTTTCTATTTTTAATTTTAAATTTATAACTAGAAGAATCTTCACCCAATACTTTAAACTTTAAACCACCTGCTTCAATTTGCCCATGAGCCTGTCTTGGATTCATATCGACATTTTTAGATTTAGCAATACTATTTTTCATAGCATCAGCTTTACCTTGCTCGTAAAAGTGTTTTGCAACAGCATCCGCATTCATCGCTGTATATAAAGATTTGTGATAACCATTAGCATCTATTAAAGCATTTTTTTTGTCCAAAAACTTTTTGGTAAAATTATTAATATCACTTTGCGTATTTTTAATCTCTTCAGCATTGTTTACGTTAAACCTATATTTTTTATCACCGACATTATATTCAAAACCTTTGAATTCATCGTTAAAAACTTCATTAGTTTTTTGTGTAAAAATATCAGAGTTCTTTTTAACTGTTTTTTGTGTTGCTTCTGATTCTTTGTTATATCTATTAAAGAAATCAATAGCTTTCTGTTGCTCAGTAGTGAGTTTACTTCCAGCTTTGATATCTTGATAGTATCTAGACTTTTGCCCGTCTAGGTGGCTTTTAGCGTTGGCAACTTGCTCTTTTAACGCTAGTTTTTTTCTTTTTATTTCTCTTTCGTCATCTTCTTCTTCATCGTAAGAGAATTGATCTTCCATAAGGAAATTAATTTCTTCGTTATTTAAATGAGGTTTTGTTTGTTTATAATATTCGTAAAGTAAATCTTGATTATCTAGCTTGGAATAGTCTTGATTAAGTTTAACGTAGTCATTTAAATCTCCTCCAGTTTCTTCCATAAAGTCTATTAACTTTTGAATATCTTCTGGTAATTGTTTTCCGGTAGCTTTAGATTCAGCAATAGCATCTCCAACTTGCTCTTGCGTCGCCTCTACTTCAACTTCAGTATCTTCACCTTTCTCAGTAATTTCCTCTAATACTGGGGTTTCTTGTGCTTCTGCTTCCGGCTGTACTTCTTTTTGTTCTTGTGGGGCGTCGGCATTTTCAGACTCTGCAACCACTCCGCTGTCGTCAGTTGAACTTGTTTCAACTTCTGTGTTTTCTTTTGGTTCTTCATTTTTTTCTTGTTTTGGTGTTGGGGGTTTACTTAAATCTACTTTTAAAACAGTGTCGTCATCAGCAGAATTAAATTTATTTTTATCAATTTTCACCACGTTTTCATCACCTGGATCTTGTTGATTTTGGGTTGTAGTTTCTTCAACTACGTTTTCATCTTTTTCTTCCATAATATAATATAATAATAATTAATAAATCTATTTAGGGTCAAACGCACCTAAATCAAATCCTCCGCCTAGTATATCATTACCTGCAGACTCAAAGTTTTTAGGTGGTTTTCCACTATTTCTTTGCTCAATCATTTCTGATTGCTGTGTAGCTTGAATTTTTGTTCTTTCGTCTTTTCTATCTTCTTTTTGTTTATCTTTTTCTTTAGCACTTTCAACTTCCATTTCTCTAAGTTGCATATTATATTGAAACTCTAAAGCCATTAGTTCTTTTTTCATTTCAACTTCTTGTAGCATTCTTTGAGATTCTATACCTGCTTTAACTTGAATTAATTCAGTTTCATTTTGTGTTATTGCTTGGTTTTTTTGAACATCAGCTTGAGCAGCTGCCTGTGCAGATTGCTGATTCAACTGAGCTTGTTGTTCCATGTTTTGTTGTTGTATAGCTTGATCTCTATCTAACTTCTTTTTTCTACGTATTTTAAGTAGTTGATTAGCTAGTTTAACATTTTTTATTTCTCTAATATCTATAGCGTCAGCTAGTTCTATTATTTGTTGCTGGAGAGCCATTTGAATATTATTTTCAAGCATCATTTTTTCCTCTTCATCAGGTTGTAAATCAATGAAAATACCAAAGTCATACAAATGTAGTTCTTTTAATTCTTCTAAAACTGCTGCATTATGAACACCTATAGCTTGTATAAAAGCATCTCTAGTCGGTGAATATTCAATAATATCTGATATTCTAAGTGATAAGCATTCTGCTACTTCTGCTGTTAAAAATAAACCAGCTTGTAATATATGTCTTGTAGCGGTATTTGAATTTGCCGCGGCTAGTTTTTGAACACCTACTAAAGTATTTTTATCTGGCATGCTACCATCTCTAGCCTCGTTTAACCCGGTTACATCTCTTATCATTTGTAGATAATAATTATAATTACCTATAAGAGCTTGCATTTTGTTACCACCACTACCAGATGTTATTTCTTGAATTGGAATTTTACCTGGATTCATATCACCGTCCTGTGTAAACGATCTACCGATAACACTACCAGTTTGGAAAAACATATTTAAAGCTTCTTGTGGATTGTAATTTGTTCCGTTACCTAAATCAACTTCAGCTAAACCGTCTGCATCAAGATAAACACCATCAGGCACCATTCTAGCCATTACTTGTTGTAATTTCAGATGAGTTAACTGAATCATGTCGGCAAAACCTGTTATACGTTTTACTAATGAATCAATTCTACCGTTATACATTCTAGGTGCGACTATAGCGTAATTCATTTTTACTTTAGTAAAATCACTTTTAGGCCGCATCATGTTTTTAGCCATTTCCCATTTAAGCAATTTATCTGTACCAAGAATCATAGCGCCGTCATATAAGCACTCTATAGATCTCAACATTCTACTATAACCACCCTCCATGTCTTGAGGTGGATTAAAAGAATCATCTTTGGGTATTATTTTATCAGCACCAGTACCAGTTTCTTTTATTTTATAAACCTCATTCATATAAGTTTTATAATTAAAATATAAAACTTGAATAGTATTGTTGTCTTCTTTATCAATAGAAAATCTGGTTGTATTATTATTTCTATTAAAAGACTTGTTTTTCATTATGTCTTCAAGATCGCTCCCTGTTAAATGTGGAAATTGCTTAGCTAATTCATTTACTGGTATAGATTTTACTTCACCAACGTAATATATATCTTCAAAATATGGGGAATCTGTATAAGAATAAACTAAATTAGCTGGATCTACATAATCTACTACAACTCCCTCGGATGTGTTAAAAGAACTTTTTACCGCACCTATTCCAAGAACTGTTAGATCGTAATAAAATTGCTTTTTTGTCAATTCATATTTGTTGCCCTCTAATAATGTATTTATAGCTTGTTCTTCTGCTATTTCGATAGATTGTTTATAACCTAATTGCATATGAAGCTCTAATTCTTCTTGAGATTGTGGTAATTCTTCAATAGTGCTTTTTCTAATATTTAAATTTAACTCCTCTTGCACCGCTTGATTAAACTGTTTTAATCTCATATCTTTCAATATAGATTCCATATATTCAGTCCTTTTAGAAACACCATAAGGATCTTGAGAATAAGCTTTTATATCGTAAGTTCTTTCCGCGATACCATTAACTACGATATCTACAAATTTAGAAATAATTGGAACAGGCTTCCAGTCTAAATTAAGATAGGACAAATCACCGTTTATAGATAATTCATCCTTGTATTTTTGTATCGATTGCTCGCCTCTAGCGTACAATCTTAATTTGTGAAATTCCTTTTGATTAGAACTGTATTTATTAATACTTTTATCATCATTAAACCACTCTGTTTCTATTGCTTTACCTACTTTCAAGCCATAGTCATAACTTAGCTTTTCAGCATCGCTTACAGTTTGACTCGGGAAATAACTTTTAATGCCAGACTCTGCCATATTTATTATTTAATTATTTGTGAATTAGTTCCAGTATTATTATATCTGGAAATATTTATGTTTAATTTAGGTTTTTCAACCTTAGCGTTTGGCGCGTATAAATGTCTATTGTTAGCCATTATAGCTAAACCAGAACTTATTGTTGCGTCAAACTTTGTTCTTTTGTTTATATCAAACCTACTCCAATCATTCAGTAGTTCATTAAAATACAAATCTCCAAACGTTCCATCTTGCTTCATACCTACATGATCTTGTATATACATTTCGATCGCCGCAGCGTGTGCTTGTTTTATATCTTCTGAAGAGTTAGGTATACCACCCACTTCTTTTTCTGCTACAGATAGTTTGTTCCAAACTTTATCAGGTCTATTCATACTAAAACCTCTATAACCTCTTCTTCTTAAGTAGTATAATAATCTAGGTTTGTTATTCTCCGCGAGTATTGGCATTCCATAAAATACTAATGCCATTAAAACGTCTTCAAAGAATATCTCCGCCGTAGGTGGTCTTGATAAGTATTCTAAAAAGAAGCTATTCGCAGGAGCGTCCTCCATACTAAACTTGGTTAAACCGTGTAAAGCGCCTTTAGAACCTACGCCATCTACAGTTCCTGATATGTCATAAGAATCACAACCAAAGGCTCCCATATGTTCATTGCCAGGGTATTTTATACCATTTTTAAGTATTACTCTATTTTGCAACCGTTGGGATGGAACCCAACTAAGTTTAAACCTACCTTTTGGATCTGGATAGAATATTACTTGAGAATCTTTTACACCATTAACCCATTGGAAATTACCGGTTGTAATACCAAGGGTTCTAGACATTTCTTCGTTATAATCTATTTGCTCATATATTTTTACAAGATTAAAAATACTATTTTTAGTCTCATCTCTAAAAGCGTGTTCTTCTGTTCTAGGGAATTGTCTATAAAATTCGTTTAAAGCATCTTGATCATCTTTTAAACCATCCGCTTCATTTTGCCAGTTATCTATTACACCTATATCTATTAATTCACCATCTGGGGCGAACACATCGATGTCAGGAGTAGTGAATACTGGAATTCCGTACTCATCAATAAATCCTTCGTAGTTCCATTCCATTGGGATAAACAAAGAGTATAAACCAGATTTTGTCTGGCCATTTCTATT